CAGACTTATCATCTTTAGAATATAACCAACCTTCATTCACAGGTCGTGCTAGTTTCATCTTATCAAACTCTTTGTCGGTAGCCCAGCCAGAGTCACTGACACAATCAATCCACTCCACTCTGACTCTCGGATAAGGTATATCGGGAGCCCCATCAGCTGCAATTCTTTTTCTTCTTTTCCTAGGCATAACTCGTTTTAATATGCCGACACCTAAATAACAATTTATTTTTTTGTTGCGCTAAAAATAAAAAAAACTGGATAGGTATCGCAAATGTTAAAATTGATCTATAAGCGTTGGTACACAACACTAATTTTTCGACACCCCCCCCCTCGCAAAGGTATCGCAAAGGTATCGCAAGTGTCGAATTTTTTAGTCCAAATGGTGAACAAACCAGTGTTGACCACAATTTGCGACACCCTTTCGACACCCTTTCGACACCCAATCGACACCTTAGGTATCGCATTATAATACTTCTTTTGCCACATTTTTGTCATAATGTAGACTCATTACTGCCAACTTGTCTTCCGCAGAAGCTATCACGTCTAACAATTTGTCAACCTCACCCGTGATGTCAGGGTGTTCCGGTATGATAAGTTCTTGGTCGCTGTAGCATTTAATCTTATACTTAGCATCTTCGATCTCTGCCTCATATCTCTTCTTTAGAACCATTCTAAGTTTGTCATTCATCTTTATCCTCCATTTCTACCATTTCTATATAGCCATCTTCGTCTTCGTACATTACCCATTGAGTCTCACCATCATAGTAATACCCATGTATTCTACCTTCACGCTCCATTAAAAAAATCCTCCGGGTTCATTGGTTTTACTTTTTCTTTTTCATCAAACATTAGTTCATGATACATGTCTAATCTTTTGAGAAACTTATGTTTCCATTGCCTTAATTCTGCCCCATTTACTTTAAATTCTTGATAGTACAAGTCAGGAGTACATACCATTATTATACCTTGCTCTATCTTAGAATTATGCACGTAGTCATGGGCCATAGCGTAGGCTGCGATTTGCAAATAATAATCTTCGATCCATTCTTCTTTCTTTGGTCTGTTTGCTTGTTTGAAATCTACAATAGTATCTTTGCCATTATGTACGCAAACCAAGTCAGTAGACCCAGCGTATAACCCAGGATAATACAATGTGACTTCCGAGCCGTACCACTCTTCAACTGGTGCGAGGCCGATCTCAATAACTTTTTCGGCCATGGCTTTCGCCTTTTGTCCGAGCTCTGTAAGATCATCGTAGCCAGTTCCGAGTATATAGTGTTCGAGGAATTTGTGCATGGCAGTGCCCCTCCTACTACTAAGATTTTTGATTCGTTCTGCTTCTTTTTCACCGACCTTCTCCTTCCAATCTTTTAAAAATTGTTGATCTTTGGTAGCGCCTAATATCGTAGTAACACTAGGAAGTCTAGCACCATTTACATCATAGAGCCGTGTTCCGTGGTCCTCGATACGTGTTGCATCGACATAGGTATATCGATCATTCCTCTTGATCTTTCGACCAATATTCTCGTATTCCAACAGATCTTTATCTTCCATCACCATTTCTATATTTTTGTAAACTAATAACTTTTTTCTTTTTATCTAACTCTCTATCTAGCTGCCAATAATGATAGAAGTGTTTAAAGAAACTCATTGCTTGTTTCTTGTGTTGTTCTGCTAATTCAATCTGTCTACCCCAATAAATAGTACGTTCTCTATTATTTTTTCTTCTTAACTTGTTTAACATATCTATAGATATTTCTTCTTGTGCCTTTTTAAGTTCATCAGGGTCAGTAAAATCACAAAGTATATTAGTATTGTTATTTGTTTTTTTCACTAATGTATAATAGCTAGCGGTGTTTTGATTAAGAGGTTTTAATTTACAAATTAGATAAGCTTCCCAATACCTTCTTCTTTTAACATCACTTGATGCATGAATTAATCTAACAAAATCCCAATCACCTAATTTAGGTTCATCTCTAAAAGGACGGCCATTCATCACGTTTGATGTTTCACCTATATATAAAATTTTTCCTCTATTTAATCTTACATAGATCATGGGTTGTTTACCCTTATTTGGAATTAGACATCTCCTAGGCATCATTCTAAGTCGTCAAACCTTCTTTTAGATTTATGTATATTTCGATACACTTTTCTTAATATTAGAAAGGCTATCCCGCCGCCAATCGACAAAGCCACGACTCCCATAAATAACATACCTAGTCCTTGTTCTGGTGTCATGACATTTTTTTCCTATTCTTTACATACTCAGGAGCAAAATTTTTTATCGCATTCAAGGGTGCAGAATCGTGAAAGTTACCACTGACAGATATTCTTGTGCAGTCGGACTTGTAAGGTGCCACCCAGTGTTTTAACCAAGCAGGAAAGATAAACATATCATTCTCTTCAGGTAGAAAAGACATATAAGTTATGGCATCTCTTGGTCCGTTACCATAAATGAATTGTATACCACCAGGACCACAACTTTTACCTCTATAGTCTTCGTGTTCTTTTTTTAATTCTTTAGGCATACTGCAATAAATTACAAACGATAGTTTACCATCATGGTCATGTGGTGGATTAAAATCGTTTGGCTTTTGATAGTTTATCCAAAGAGCTGACAACACATACTCTGGCATCTTCTCGTATGGTTTGTTGACGTATCTTTGGTATGCTTGATCGTATACACCAAGATATTGAGATAATATTGGTAGGATTCTTTTCTTAGATTGTTCGTTGTATCCTGTCTCTTTGTTTAAGATCCCTGCTAATTTAGTCGTGTAATCTTCTTCGTTACTCTTAGCTTCGTCTAACAATAATTTTTTAAACTCATCTTTTATTTTTAACTTAACCACGCATGGTCCCCAGTTAAATATCGATATAGGTATTTGTTCACTCATAACTTTTTCTTTAACTCCTTTAGATAGTCTTCGTTTTCTTTCTGTTGTTTATTTTTAATGATACTAGCTTGTTTATTCCAAGCCCATGTGTTGATTTTACCAGACCAACCCATAATCCATAAATATATTCTCAACATCATCTTGCTCTGTACTCCTCTAAGTTTATTACATTTTCATTCATTACTTTTTTATCAGAATAATATTCTAATATCTTGTTTATCTTTTCTAATTTAACATGAGCAAACGGCCAGATCAATAAACACACATAGTATGCATCTCTGAATGTTGCTCGCCATTTCCATTGTGGCAAATATTTACTACCATCTTTTCTTTTACCTTTTACCTTTTTAGGTCTAAGAGTTCCGCATCCTAATACTTCGTGGACCCACACTAATACAGATTCATCGGTCATGGTAATCTCCATACTGATACGCATGGAGTTTGACAAACGATAACCTGGTTTGCCATTGTGTTTCTTTTTTTTCTCAATACCACGTTTAAAATTTATAGACCCTTCACCATCAAATAACCCAGCGATGTATGCTGCATCAGTCTCAGGAATCATACAACCCTCGTACTTTCCGTGCACGTACTTGCACAAGGGCAAAGGCTCGAATACTCAGGGTAGGTTTTAGCATCCCGATCTGTAACCTCCAGAGGTGTTTAGCGCTTGGCAATTTTTTTTCACCTGGAGCTCGTCCTTTTCTATACTAAAATTTTGTTTTATAATCCAACGGACCGTTGCAGTTGTGGGATCAAACCCATCAAACTTGCTAGTGCAGTTTGTTAGAATTACCATCATCGATAAGATCATCACTAATCGTTTCATAATATTCTCCCTCCGAATCGCAGTCCCAACACTGGTGGACTTCACTTCTATCTCTAAAATCTACAGATGGGTCACCATCTAATTTTGCAACTCTGACATATCCATTACCATGACAAGTTTCGCAGATATGTATTTTTATTCTACCCTTTTTTAATTTTGCCATTTAATTTCTTTGCTTTCTCGTTTGCGATTGATTCTATCGTTTTACTTATAGACAATTTAGCATCGGGCAATAATACCTTTGATAACTTATCTAAAGTAGCGTATGTTTCTTTTGTTAGAGAAACATTTTTATACTTACTCATGTCTGTCATGCGTGTTTCCTTTCATTTTAATAACTCTAATATAGGTGATTTTATAGGATTGTCAATGAAATTTGTTTTAGCTTTGATACTTTGTTCACAAACGCAACAAATATGTATGCCGCCCCACCAATGGCCTGAACTATTTAATAGTCAGTATGACTGCTTAATGTTTGGTTATAAAGAATCACAAAAGAAAATGCAAGAGATTGGCAGAAAAGAGGTCAACGAGCACAGCATGTTTATTAGGTTTACCTGCACACCACAGAGCACGATTTGACAATGTGGCAAGATTGTGGTAATGGAGAATTAATTTCTCACCATTACCTACCCTTATTTTTCCCTCTTTAGGGTAGGTTTATCTACACATACAGCCAATAAATATATTGCCATCTTTCATGATATGCAAATTTAATTTATCTACGTAACCAGATAGTTTTAATCTTAATATGTCACAAAGATCAAAACAATCTATTTTTGACACGAGTGACATGTCTTCAAGTATTTTACTTGTGACTGGTATTAGTTGATACAGGCCGTCGTTTAATATTATTAGATCCATCGTGTACCTTCGTTCCATGGTTTATAACATTTTTTAATCCTGATGCAGACATTTTCATATTTACACCATAAGATTTCCATGCTTGTTTCATTAAGTTTAACTCTAGTAACAGACTAGCCCATTGTCCTTGTGCTGCACCATTTACTTTTATTGTTATTATTTTTTCTTTCATTCTTACATTCTCACCTTTCTTATATTCTTATATTATTACCATTCTTACGTTATTGTCAACGACCTTGTCGGTTGTATTTTTTATAGCTTCTTTTCTCACTTTTTGACAATGATTTTTTGTGACGTCGAGGACGTTTACGAGGTTTTGGACGTGGTACAAAGTTTGTAAACTTACGTTTGGCCATTATTTAGACCACTCTTTTACAAACACATCTGTATCTTCAGGTCTTGTTATGTGTGGCAAGTAAACTATTTTACCATTTATATGTTGTTCTAAATCTGTGCCACAATTCATACATCTATAAATTTCTTTTGTAAGTCCAACTAACATTGTAAACTCATCGCAAGTAGGACACTTGCCATTAACTATTTCTGCTGTAATTTTCATTCTAATATCAAAGCTTTAATATATTTTCTTCCTTGATACAACTCTATTTCTGCTTTACCCTTATAGCATTTGTAAGATACAGACTCTGAAAAAGTCCTCTCTGCTTCACGCTTGCCGCGTAAACATTGGGCCATTCCGTCAGGCTGAATCAAGTGTTCTTTGATCTCTCCGTTTACAAACATCAACAGGGCTACTATAGACTCTATCATTGTGACTTGCCATTTGTATAGCCAAGATCTCTGTTAGCATCTTTTAATTTTTCGATGTCTACCAAAACCTTGTCCATCTGTTTTGTTAAAAATTCTAT